GTTCTTGTCGGTACGAGCGACACCAGAAGCGCCATCTACAGTACCAGCGTACAAACCGAAGTCATAACCAACCATATGGTACGTTCCAGCAGCAGTCTCTACGAAAGCGACCAACTCAGCACCAGGCTTAGCAATCGTTTCAAGAGTGTTGCGCAACGTAGAACCCATACGGATGAATTCAATCTGGATAGTAGGAACGGCAGAAGCAGAACCATCAGCGTTCACAGTCTTAACGTCCGTGAAGTTAGAGAAACCATCCTTATTGTTGAAGCCGAGAGCAACCAAAGAAACGCCATCGGTAACAAGACCAGTGCCATTCAAGGTTACAGCTCCAGCAGAAACAGTGAAGTCTCCATTTGCGTCCAAGTCAGCCTTGTCACAAATGTAAACAGTCTTCAGACCACCAGTTGAAAGCTCATCACAAGAGTAAGCGATATCAGCAGTCGTTGAGAAATCTACAGTACAACCCATTTTTTCTATACTTTTTTAAAAGGAAGGGGTGTTACCCCCTTCCATTAGTTATTAATTAGGCGAAGTTCTTAGCGTAGACAATCTCCTCACCCTTCAGGTAAGAGAAGCCCAACTTGAACTGACCCCAGATTTTATCAGAGGACAACTCAGCTTCCCACTTCATATCAATTGCACGAACGTCATTGTACTCGTCCGTCAACATCACCAAGTTCTCAGGAGCAGAGATGAAGAACTCACCAGCAGCCAAAGAAGGGAAGTGGATAACCTCCATACCGTAGTAGGCAGGGATGTTACCTTCAACAACACCTTGCGCAGTCGTGGTGTACAAACCAGCGATAGCGATTTGGTAGGCTTGGATAGCAGCAGTACCCATAAAGAAAGCGGGCTTCAAAGCACGGTCAGCGTCACCGTAAACGGCAGCCAACATAACAGCGCTCATCGTCTCGTAAGCACCTTCCATCAAAGAAAGGATGTTGCTAGAAGAGATAGCAGCGTTCGTGTCGTAGTCCAATACAGCAGCATCAGCAGCCAACTCGGTAGTGATACCAGTAGCAGCCAATTCCAAAGCCTTCTGAGCAGACAACTTAGCGAAGTAATCAAATACCCAATCTTTGAATTGAGCATCCATAGTCTCTTCGTTGTGCTGTCCTTGCTTCAACAATACAGAACGATAGGTAGACTCAAGAACGTTCTTACAGTTCAAGAAAGCCCACTTGTACGTAGAAACGGTCATCTCCTTCTCGTCAATAGAAGCAGAAGATTGAGCGTCAAACGTACAAAGGTCAGAACCAAAAGTCAAGCTAGCATCAAAGATGGGTACTTGAACTTTTGACTTAACACCGTCAATAAGACGGAAACGGTCCAGCACTTGTGCGCTCTTCACCATTGAATCAATGAAGAGGTCGGGGGTGCGGTTGCCCCAGTCCAAAGTTGCAACAGAAATTGCCATTTTAATCTAAAGTTTAATCAATTAACTTAATCTACAAATAATCAATAAAAACGCTTGCCAAAAAACTTGTCAATCATATTTACTTTTTCTGAAGTGATTCGCTCAAAGTTGCGTGTCTTGTCTTCAACTGCTTCCTCAGCGGATGCCTCAACACCCTCTTGCTCGGCAGACAAAGCCAATTCAGCCTCCTGAACAGAGTTCTCTTCTGACTCTTGATTTTCAGCGGAAAGTTCAACCTCCTGATTTTCAACAACCTCTGGAGTCTCCTCAGCCAAAGCAACCTCTACAGGCTCTTCAACGGCAGGAGCTTCCTCAGCTACGGGAGCTGCCTCAACGGCAGGCTCTTCAGCAGACATCTCTTCCGCTACTTCTTGTGGTTGCTCTGTTTCTTCAGCAGCAGAAAACTTCTCTTGTGTCTCGGACCAAAGTTCCATAACAGCAGAGTGGTCTTCAGCGACTTTAGATACAATAGCCTCCAACTTAGCGATACGCTCGCCAAGTTCTACAGCGAATTTGAAATCCATTTCACTACTCATTTTTTGTTCTACGATATCGGATTTAATCTCAATGGAAAAACCATTAAGTTCGTTGGACTTAATATCAGCCCAAAGTGCGTCAGACTCAACCTGAGCCTTAACGAATACAGTTCCGAC